AACTATTGCCGGAGGTTCAAATGTTTCTACCGCAATGAGTGGCGACACCCTAACCATTACCGGCACTGATACTAATACGACCTACACTGCGGGTGATGGGCTGGATTTAACCAGCACTACCTTCAGCACTGATCTTATGTCCAACGGTGGCCTGGAAATAACAAGCACTGAACTATCTGTTGCACAGGGTATCTCACAGTACGATGTAGCCCAGTATGCTTCTGGCGTTGCTGACAATGACTTCCTGAAAATTGATGGAACCGCAGTAGAAGGTAGAAGCGCATCTGAGGTGTTATCAGATATTGCTGCGCTGCCTCTTGCTGGTGGAACGATGACGGGAACATTAGCTGCTGACGATCAACAGGTTACGAAGCCAAGATTTACAGATTATGCCGAAACTAAGCAAGCAATGGCAGCAAATAGTGTTGATTTAACTCTTGGTAATGTCCAGACGTATACATTATCAGGAAATCAGACATTAACATTTGATAATCCATCTGATACTGGAAATGCTTGCTCTTTTACATTGATAGTTACTAATGGTGGAAGTGCAACATTAACATGGCCCGGAGCAGTAGATTGGGCCGGTGGAAGTGCGCCCAGTTTGACATCTTCTGGTGTAGATATCCTAACCTTTACAACTATGGATGCAGGAACTATATGGTACGGATTCGCAGCAGGGTTGGATATGGGTTAATGGGAGACAAGTAATGGCAAAAGAAACTGCAACATACATTAGCCAATTAGTACCGACTAATCCTGTCGCCTCTGATTCTGTATCAGTTGGAGATGACCATCTTAGGATGCTCAAAACTGTCCTGAAGACCCAGTTCAGCGGTCTTACAGGAACAACTGCTATCAGTGCTTCAGAAGCAGAATTAAACCTTGTAGACGGTGTAACTGCTACGACTGCTGAATTGAACATATTGGATGGTGTAACAAGTACCGCTGCCGAACTCAATATCTTAGACGGTGTTACATCCACGGCAGCGGAACTTAATATTCTGGACGGTGTTACTTCAACGGCGGCTGAGTTAAATATTGTAGACGGGGTTACCGCTACATCAGCAGAATTAAACTATCTTGACATAACTACTCTTGGTACATCAGCAGATTCAAAGGCACTTACCCAAGCATCCGGTGTAGTTACCATAGCTGGAGATGTAGTTGTCAGTGGCACAACTCCCAAGGTTACTATAGGTGATGCAGGTGAAGAAGATACAACCCTTCTGTTTGACGGCAATGCTAAGGATTTCTATGTAGCACTTGACGATAGTGCAGACAAACTTGTTATTGGCGAAGGTTCCACTGTCGGTACTAACAGCATTTTAACTATTACCGATGACACTGTAACTTTAGGCGATGGGGCCGCTGCTGATACCTATCTTAATTTTGACGGGAACGCAGTTGATTATCGTATTGGTCTTGATGACGGTACTGACAAGTTAGAGATTGGGGCGGGGATTGCACATGGAACTACTGCTGCGATAGCTATTGATGCTAACGCTGATATGCTCTTAGGCGGTTATCTTAATTTTCAAGATGAGCAAGCTATAAGACCAGAGATTAAAGATTATGCCGAAACAATAAATGCGTTAGGTGATACTGGCGGTGGCACAGACGCTATTGATGTTTCTGCTGGTAATGTCGTTACTGCAACCGTATCTACTGGAACGCAGGACTTCACCTTTACTAACCCTTCTGGGACTGGTAAAGCCTGTTCGTTCACATTACACCTGACAAATGGTGGCTCACAGACTGTTAATTGGCCCACTGAAGTAGATTGGGCGGGGGGTGAAGCACCCGATCTAACCTCATCCGGTCTGGATGTTCTTACATTCACAACAATAGATGCAGGCACGACATGGCTAGGATTCCTTGCCGGTGCTGACGTTAGTTAGATAGGGGAAAATTATGCCTTTAGGATCAAACAAAGCAGGATTACTTGGTGCGGCTGGCGCTGGTGGTGCATTATCAGAAGTTGAGTTACTTGTGGTTGCTGCCGGTGGTGGTGGTGGCAGTAATGGTGGAGGCGGTGGAGGTGCTGGTGGTTATAGGACTAGTGCCGCCTATGCCATTGAAGTGGGTGTAGATATTGCCGTTGCTGCGGGTTCTGGCGCGAACTCTTTTGGAACTATAACCTCATCTACTGGTGGTAGTGGCGGTGGTTATTATTCTGAAGGCACCGCTGGAGGTTCCGGCGGTGGTGGAGGAAGTCATAATGATGGTGGCGCTGGAAACTCTGGTGGTTACACTCCCGTTGAAGGTTATGCTGGTTCCACCTCTGGGTGGACTATGACAGGTGGCGGTGGGGGCGGCGCTTCGGAAGCTGGTAGTGCTGGCGCTGCGAATGGCGGTGATGGTGGTGATGGAGTATCCAATTCTATAACTGGAAGTGCCACGTGGTATTCTGGCGGAGGGGGTGGCGGTAAGCACAGAGCAAGCGGTAGTGGTGGCGCTGGCGGTAATGGTGGCGGCGCTAGAGGTGGAAATTACGGAGAAAATGGGGCCGCTCCATCTGCTACCGCTAATACTGGCGGTGGTGGAGGAGGTGGTGGGGGTACAGAATATGTAGCTTCCGGCACTCCAGGTGCAGGCGGAACAGGTATTGTTATAATCGCATACCCGGATTCATACGATGATCTTACGGCTGTAGGTGCTGGTCTTACCTCTAATGGTTCAACAGGAAATACCACATCAGATACATCATCCAGATCAGGTTATAAAATTTACAAATTTACCGCTGGTAGCGGTAACATTCAATTTTAGGGGCGCAATATGAAGTATGTAAAAGGTAATGTTTTTCCATATACGGAAGGACAATTAAGAAAGGATAATCCAAATACCTCTTTTCCCAAAAATGCTCTTGCAAATGAAAATGTAAGGACAGATTATGGTGTAGAGGAAGTTTCTGAAACAGCTATCCCAGTTAAAAAGGGGTATAAAGCCGTACAAGGGGAGATTGGTATTGCTGACGGCAAGAAGGTTGAAACATGGGATTTGGTTGTAAAAGAAGTAGGGGAGCTTGATCCAGATGAAATCACAACGGTAGAAATTGATCCTCCTGAAGCACACTTTTATAAAGAAGGCATACCTGAGTTTGTTGATGAGGAGTGGAGACAAACGTGGGTGTATACTCAGTTATCTGGTATTGAGGCCAGACGATCTGTTTACGGCGATCCCGCAGAACAGATTGAGTTTATAACTGAGAATGGTTTGGAAGCATGGCAAGCTAAAGTTGCAGATATAAAAGGGAGGTATCCAAAATAAAACCAACAAAGGAGTTTACTACTACAGAGGGGCGAAAAATTTCTGTATATGATAATGTTTTAGGCCACTCTAACAGACAAACATTACTTTTTTTCCTTACTAATTCTTTTTTTAAGCCGGTTGGGATAGATGTTCCTGAAGAGAATTTTAAGCAGCATACTTCAATGATGTCTTGTTATAGTAGAGAAGATTTGAAGAAGTCTAAATTTTTAGACTATCTGCCCGAAGAGATAAAGGAAGAATATTCAGATAATCTTGATATAGGAAGCCTAGAAAATTGTAACCTTAATATGGTTACACCTTCTGATAGGTTTCATGTTCATACAGATTCTAGTGATGGCGCTAAACTTACTTTATTGTATTATCCTACGTCTAATTGGGATGTTGAGTTTGGTGGAGATACCATTTTTTTAGATAGCACAGGGAAGGATATAGAGTTTTATAGCCAGTACAAAACAGATAGGTTGGCTATATTTGATCCCAGTATTCCTCATCTAATAAGGCCATCTACTTGGTTAGCACCGTATTGCAGGTTGTCATTAGCAACGAAGTTTTTGTAATGTGGTATAATGGGTAGCTATGAATATAACGAATGATATAAAAATTATAGGTGGGGGGACGGCTGGATGGATGGCAGCGGCTACCCTTATAAGTCAATTTCCTAACAAAGAAGTAACTCTTATAGAAAGCCCTAACATATCAACTGTTGGTGTGGGGGAAAGCACTATAGGCCAGATTAATAACTGGTTAGCGCTATTAGGTATACAAGATGCAGATTTTATGCCTAATTGCGATGCTAGTTATAAGTTAAGTATAGGGTTTGAAAATTTTTATCGGAAGGACTCAGGAAAGTTCCAGTATCCATTTGGTAGGCCATACACAGAAAATAATAAATCTGAATTAAACGATTGGTACTTTAAGAAATTCCTGTATCCAGATACCCCAGTTTCAGATTATGCGGAATGTTTGTTCCCCCAGATGGCCTTGGTAACCCAGAATAAAATCCACAAGAATCTCGATGGTAGACTTCCTGACTTTAATTTCCATCAAGATGTAGCCTATCACTTTGACGCAACTAAATTTTCATTATGGTTACGAGATTACTACTGCTTGCCAAGAGGTGTTAATCACGTTTTAGCAGAAGTCAAGGATGTTAAATTAAACGATGATGTTGGTGTTGAATACGTTACACTGGATGATGGTAGTAAGGTAACAGCAGACCTCTTTCTTGATTGTACTGGATTTAAGGCTCTTCTAATAGATAAGGTATTAAAGGAACCATTCGAGTCTTTTGAAGATGTGCTTCCAAATAACTCTGCGTGGGCTACTGCAATACCCTACAGAGATAAAGAGAAAGAATTAGTTGGCTATACTAATTGTACAGCTATAGATAATGGTTGGGTATGGAATATACCTCTTTGGTCTAGGATTGGAAGTGGTTATGTTTATTCAGATAAGTACGTTTCAGATAATGATGCTTTATTAGAATTTCAAAAACATATCGGTCATGGTGAGGAATTAGACTATAGAAATATAAAGATGCGTACAGGAACCCATAGAAGGACATGGGTAAAAAATGTATGCGCTATAGGATTATCGTCTGGATTTATTGAGCCTCTGGAGTCAGGAGGCCTATATACGATGCATGAATTCTTACTGCGTTTGGTAAGAACCCTTCAACGAGATCATGTATCACAGTGGGATAGGGATGTTTATAATTCGGCAACTAAAACTCTATTAACAGAGTTTAAAGAGTTTGTAGCTATGCACTTTGCATTATCGCATAGGGATGATACCGAATATTGGCGCGATGTAATGAATAAGCAATACAGTGATAATTTGGTGAATATGCACCCGTCCTTTGTTCATGGTTATGTTTCAGCAGTATTCGGTAAAATGCGTGATTATCGCTTTAATTCAGACGGGGGGTTACATTGCATTGCTACTGGCATGAATTGGTTTCCCACGGACTTTCCGACTATGCAATCCTTAAATTACAATTCGCGTGAGAAATGTCAACTGCCGTTAGGAAATGATGTAGCTTCTTGGGAAATGCATTGGAAATCTGCTATAGATAATTTGAATAATAGAAAACAACATTGGAGGGATAGCGTTAAAGATGCTCCATTTCTTTTGGATGTACTAAGAGGTATTCACATGAATAAACAGATAGAAGAACAAACTTAATGGCTTTAATCCCGATTGATAATGTCGGACAGATGGGGATTGTCAAGGACATCAATGCTTGGCAACTGCCCCCTAATGTCTGGACGGATGGCAACAACATAAGAGCAGAGCATGGGGCTATACAGAAAACCCCCGGCTATAAGGAGGTTATGGCCTCCTGTCCTGTTGCACCTTACTATATTACTAACCTAGTAGCAGGGTCTGCGTCTTACTGGGTAATTGGTGGATTGGCTAAGATTTATGTTCATAATGGTTCGTCATGGACTGATATAACCAGATCATCCGGTGATTATAGTGCTACAGCTAGAGGTGGTTGGATATCAACTGTCTTAGCTGGTGTTCTCATTATGACTAATGGTGTTGACCAACCGCAATTCTGGGCATTAAGTTCTGGTGTACCCGCTGTAGGCACTAGGATGGCAGACTTGAGCAACTCACCTCCAATATGTAAGTCTATAAAAGCGTTCCGCTCTTTTCTGATTGCTCTAAATATAACAGATAGTGGGTCTTACTCTAACTTGGTAAAGTGGTCAACAGAGGCGGCTATACAAACTGTCCCATCATCATGGGATGAAACTTCTGCGACGGTCGATGCTGGCGAATACGAACTTGCTGATTCAAAAGGGGCCATACTGGATGGCCTTCCACTGACAGACAAATTTATGATTTACAAAGAGGATTCCATCTACCAGATGTCGTATGTTGGTACTCCCTTTATCTTTGCTTTTCGTCAATTATCCCCGACTATTGGCGCACTGTCTACAAACTGTGTAGCAGAATTTGGAGATAAGCATTTCATTTTTGGTAATGGTGACATCTACATTAACGATGGGATGAAGATTGAATCTATCCTTCCTCATAAGATGAGGGATTATTTGTTCAGCAATATGAATGGCGATGAGCATGAAAAGGCATTTGTAGTTGCAGACTATGGAAATACTGAGATGTGGGCTTGCTATGTATCGTCTGGTAATTTAACAAATGCACAGTGCGATAAAGCCTTGGTCTGGAACTGGGCAAATCAAACATTTACAGAGCGTGATCTTCCAGAAACATCAATGATCGGATACGGTATTGAAGGTGACCCCTTATCCTCTGCATCTTGGTCTGCTGATACGAGTACATGGGCGAATAACTCACTGAACTGGAATACAGCGGGTGCATCAGCCTTTTCCAATACGGCTGGTAAATCTCTGGTGATGGCATCTGCAACTGACACTAAAATGTATCGGCATGAAACCGGAAATACAAAGGATGGAACCAACATGACATCCTACGTCGAAAGGACCGGGAT